CACATCAAAAAAGTATGTAGACATAATAAGAGATTTTGAATTACCATTAGTGCCTGTAAAGTCTAAGTCAGGCGGATTACATTTATTTATATTTTTTACAGATTGGGCTGACAAACAAAAAGTCAAAGATAAACTTGAAGAGATAAACAAAGAATACTTTTTATCTAAAGAAGTATTTCCATTAAACAAAGCAGTGGGTATGCCTTACTTCAATGCGAATGCTGCAGTTGAGTATGCATTTGATGATACTAATACTCCATTGATGTTAGGTGGGTTTTTAGAATTAGCTAAAAACAAAATGGTTAAACCTGAAGACTTTTATAAATACAAAGTTACTGAGTACAATGCTGAAACAGATTGGAGAGACTATCCACCATGTGTTCAGAAAGTAATACAAGAAGGTTGGACAGGGGACAGAAACAATATGTTATTCAATGTCTGTGTTACTGAAATGAAAAAAGCTGAAGGTAACTTAACAGTAAAACAATTGAAGGACATTGCATGGGAAAGACAGAAAGCAATCTTTGCTACACATCCTAAGGGGCCATTGAAAAGAAATGAAAGTGATGGCACTGCGCAATCAGTTCATACAAAAGGTTACGAATACTTTTGTCCACCTAAACATAATTTTGTTTCTTCAATATGTGATAAAGAAACTTGTAAGCTTAGAAAACTTGGTATTGGTGTCCAGGCACCAGATATTAAGAATGAATTTGAAAACTTAACTTACACAGAAAACTCTAAAGATATTATCTATGAATGCGATTTTAGAGATAGACATATTACATTTAAACCTGAAGATACTAAAGACGAGAAATCGTGGAGAGTATGTTTGGCTAAGTACAGAATATTCTGGTTGACATTACCAAGACCCAAAAAAGGACCAAGTCCATTTGAGTTATTAATGAAACATTTACTAGAGTCTGCAACAGAGAATACTGCATTTAAGTACGAAGATACCAAAGAAGAGGAGAAATACAATACCCTTAAAATATTCTTTGAAAGTACAATCGAACAGGATGACTTTACAAAACTTAAAGATGGTTACACTGTACTTGATAGTAAAGATAACATTTGTTACTTCAAACGTAATACTTTGGCTGACTTCTTAGAGAAAAGAAAGACACCATTCAAAAGTGTTAACGCAGCTGTAAGATTACTTGAATGTAAAAAACATGATTTCTTTGAAGGGGAACGGAATGTATGGTATGTAGAAATGCCTGAGTTTGTTAACCACCAAAAGATAAAACCAAAAAACCAACAAGCAGAACTTAGTGAGATGGATGATGAGTACCACAGCAAATTTAGGACTCCAGAAACAAAAACAGATTTATCGAAAAACGATTAAGATCTTTGGTCCACCAGGTACAGGCAAGACCTGGACATTGATTGAAAGAGTTGTAAAAAAATATCTTAAAAGAGATATAGATCCAGAGAAGATTGCCTTTATATCTTTTACTAATAAAGCTGTAGATACTGCAAAGATAAGAGCATTAGAAGCTTTTCCGCATTTAGATAGTAAATCATTTTCTAGATTTAGAACGCTTCATTCATACTGCAGAAGATATTTTGAGGAAGAAATATTTGATACTAAAGATTGTATGATTGATTATGCATTGACTAATAATTTTGTAAAAAGATCTGACAATAGACTATCTCAAGATAACTTTACTTATTCTGATTGGTCACTTGGTATTTATGATAAAGCGAGAAACTTATTAGAAGACCCTATATTGGTTTATAAAAGAGAATCACAAAAAAAAGATAACTTAGATGTGTTTACAAGAAAGATAAGTACATACGAACATTATAAAACTGGTGGTGGTGAAAGATCCTTCTTAGACTTTACTGATATGATTGAAAGAGCTTTGCACGAAGTTGAGTTTCCAAAACTTGAAGTGTTGATACTTGATGAAGCTCAAGACTTTACTCCATTACAATGGTCATTAATTTATAAGATGTCAGATAATGTAAAAAGAATTTATCTTGCAGGAGATGATGATCAGGCAATCTATCAATGGAATGGTGCAGATACAAAATATTTTACAAAATATTTCCCTGGCAGAAAAGTTGTACTACGTAAGACTAGAAGGTTTGGACAAGCGATACACCAATTCTCACAGATAGTTAGAAAAGGTATATTAGATAGTGTTGATAAAACATTTGAGCCCTTAGTCAAAGAAGGAATTGTTAAAAGATATTTAAGTTTTAAAGAAATACCGTTTGAAAAAGATAAGGGTAAATGGTTTTTACTTGGTAGAATACATACAACTGTAAATGAATTAAAAGCATTAGCTAAAGATGCGGGTATATACTTTGCAGATAACAAAGGTCAAAAGTCTTTTGATATGAATCAATGGCAAGCGATCAAAGCCTGGACAGCTATCTCAAATGGTAGAGAGATAATGAAAAAAGAAGCTGAGGCTATGTTCAAATACATTAGAGAAGTTACGGATCCAGATTACAGAACTACAAAGTTTTGGTCTAAGGAGCCAGATTATAAACGATATGATTTTACTGCATTGAAAGAATGGTGTGGGTTAGATCTACCTGATGAAGCACAAAAGAAAGCTTGGTGGTGGATCCTAAGACGTAACTTTAAACCAAGACAAGTAATTTATTTTTTAAGATTATTAAAAAGATATAAACAAGCTAAGTTAGATGAACCACCTAACGTAATTATTGATACCATACATTCAGTAAAGGGGGACGAAGCTAATCATGTTTTATTATACTCCAAAGCTAACTGGCCATCAAGTTATCGACATAAAGATAAAGATGAGAAATCAAATGAAAAGAAAGTTTGGTATACAGGTGTAACTAGGGCAAGAGATAGTTTACATTTACTGAGTACCGACTATAAATATCATTATCCAATTGGAGAAGATTATTTAGTATATGTACAAGGAAAAAAATGAGAAATCTATTTGAAACTGTAATTGATGTCGGTAGCGGATTAATTTTATCTACCTTAATTCAGTATTTTATATTTCCATTTTTTGATTTACACCCGACAATAATAGAAAGTTTTCATATAGCCGTAATATTTACAATTATTTCTATGGCTAGATCATGGTGTTGGAGAACTATATTTTCAAGGAGAAGAAAATGAATCATTTAGATTTATTTAGTGGTATTGGTGGTTTTAGTTTAGCCTTAGAAAAGGTAGGTTTTAAAACAATAGCATTTTGTGAAAAAGAAAAATATTGCAGATTGTTGCTGCAAAAACATTGGAAAGGGGTTAAGATATATAATGACATTAAAGACTGTAAAGGGAAAGAAATTAAAGAAACATATGGAAGAGTTGATATACTCACAGGTGGTTTCCCCTGCCAGCCGTACAGTGTTGCAGGAAAACAAAAAGGAACCGATGACGATAGATATCTCTGGCCAGAAATGCTTAGAGTCATTAAAGAAGTCCAACCCACCTTCATTATTGCAGAAAATGTCAGAGGTCTTATTAACATCCAAGACGGCATGGTTTTCGAAACAGTGTGCTCTGACCTGGAAAGTGAAGGCTTCGAAGTCCAAACGTTTATTATTCCAGCTGCAGGCGTCAATGCCCCACACAAAAGGGAAAGAGTCTGGATTGTGGGCTACTCCAAACACAATGGATCACTTACCTCCAAGATCAAAGAAGGGGACAATAAAATTAATGCAGGGACAAAGGAAGGGAAGAACAAGACCATCGAATCTGAGAGAACAAGTGGATCTAGAAACAATGAGATTATGGAGAACTCCAGACGCACATTGCGACAGGGGACCGAGCTCAGCCAAGAGAATGCAGATGAAAGTAGAAAAGAAAATGCCAATAAGTTTGAACGATCAAGTAGCACATCCGAACATCATGTGGCCGACAGCGAGAGCTACACAAGGAATGAAAGAGGATCTGAAGACAGTGAGAGCGAGAGTATTGAAGAGAGGGTACAAGTCAAGGTTAGAGGAGAAAGTCGCACTATCAGATGGCCAAAAAGGTGGTACTTTGAACCCGATGTGGGTAGAGTGGATTATGGGATACCCGGCAGGGCACACAGACTTAGAGGATTGGGAAACGCTATCGTCCCGAAAATCGCAGAAGAAATAGGAAGGGCAATATGGAAAGTAACAAAGAACCAAAACTAAGAATACTAAGCCTTGGAGCAGGCGTACAGAGCTCTACAATGGCCTTGATGGCAGATGCTGGAGAGTTCGGCGTAAAACCTCATGCAGCTGTATTTGCTGATACGGGTTGGGAACCTGAACCTGTAATAAAACATTTAGAGTATCTAAAGTCAGTATTAAGTTATCCTGTATATATTGTTAAGAAAGGTAACATCCAAGATGACATCCTCACGGCTCTCGCACCAGGTGGTAATCAATTTGCTTCTGCACCATTCTATACTTTAAACGAGCAAGGTAAAAAAGGTATGGGTAGAAGACAATGTACAAGAGAATACAAGATTACCCCAATTGCTAAAAAAATTAGAGAACTATGTGGACTTAAACCAAGACAAAGATTTCCTAAAACAGAACATGTGGAAGTATGGGTTGGAATATCTACTGATGAAATCATGCGTATGAAACCATCAAGATTTTGGTGGCAGAAAAATGTATGGCCATTGATAGAAAAGAAAATGTCTAGAGATGATTGTTTAAAATGGTATGAAGGTAAAGGATTTAAAGTACCAGTTAAGAGTGCATGTATTGGTTGTCCATTTCATGATGATAAATTTTGGATCGACATGAGGGATAACAGACCAAAAGAATTTGCATCTGCTGTAGAATTTGATAAAAAGATGCGTATGCATAACCCTAAAGTTAAAAACTTTGTACATAGACAGTGTGTACCATTAGATCAAGTTAAGTTTAAAAATGATGAGGGTCCAGATTTATTTAACCAAGAATGTGAAGGAATGTGTGGAGTATGACAAATAATGGTTTAATGGAAGAAGCATTTCCACAAAGTAAACAGGTTGGAGGGAATCATTACAAGGATTTTCATATTCAACCGTATGAATTTATTAGTAAGAATAACTTATCGTTTTTTCAAGGGAACGTTATTAAGTACGTTTGTAGGTATATGAATAAAAATGGTATTGAAGATCTAGATAAAATTATTCATTACTGTGAGTTAGAGAAAAAGAAAATGAAAGATCTCAGTGCCAAAAGAAAAAAATAAAATTGGAATCAATTTTGATTTAAGGTATAGAAAAGTAATTGAATATTTAAAAAAGAAAAATGAAAAATTATATTTACAGAATCAAATGATGAAGAGACGACTAGCTAAGCATGAAGGATCACCAGCAATGGTTTATTACTATAATAAAAAGGAATCAGCATGACAGGATTACAATTTACATTTAATTTTAAAAAGCATATTTGGTCATGTCCATCAGAGTATAAAGACTTATCAAAGTATAATGAGATTGCAATTGACTTAGAAACAAGAGATGAAGGTATTAATAATAAATTAGGAGCAGGTTGGGCAACTGGTAATGGCTATGTAATTGGTTTTGCTGTAGCTGTTGAAGGATGGCAAGGATATTATCCATTTAAACATTTTGGTGGTGGTAATATGATTGAGCCACAAGTTTTACAATACATGAAAGATGTATGTAATTTACCTGCAAGAAAAATATTTCATAATGCACAATATGATGTCGGTTGGTTAAGACATATGGGTATAGAAATTAACGGTGAGATAGTTGATACCATGGTTGCTGCTGGAGTTATTGATGAGAATAGATGGTCTTATAGTTTGAATGCACTAGCGAAAGATTATCTTGGTGAGCTGAAGTCCGAAAACGATTTGAAAGAAGCTGCTAAAGATCATGGAATAGATCCCAAAGCAGAGATGTGGAAGTTACCTGCAGAGCATGTCGGGTTCTATGCGG